GGGATTGTGATACCCGTCCGGCAGGAACGGCTGGAGATCCAGCTTGATGTAATGCTGCACGCCGAGCGCACGGCACAATTCGATCATGCGCAAGGTGTAGTCTTTCCAGTCCGCGGTCTTCGTCATCGGCAAATAATTCACTCGGCCGATTTTGTACAAATCGACGAAGCCGTGCGTCTCGCGGACGATCTGCAAACTGCTCTCGATGTCCAGCGTCGGCTCAAGACTCACCCAAGTGAAAATTCCCGCATCGTGAAATTTTTTAAGCGCGGCAAGGCGGTCGCTGGGCAGCGCAGCGTGGCGCTCCCATTTCAGCGAAAATGCATCATCCAGACTGGTCAGCGTGCTGGCAAACGCATCGCGCTGCGGGCGGAACAAATCCAGGTCACGCAGCGCGCGCGTGCCTCCCTTGGTCAGCGTGCAGACACCGAGGCCGTGCCCCTGCAGCGTTTCGATGACCGGGCGGGTGAGACTGTTGTCTCCAGGGTGGTAGGCATCGCTGGTAAAACTCAGCATCACCTGCTCGGTGATGCCCGCCGCCTGATATTTGCGCGCATCTTTTTCCAGGTTGACCAGATAGTCAGGACGCCCCTTCGCCGGAAGGTCGAACTCGTGGCGCTGCATCTTGAGCACCAGCGGAACGTAGCAGTACGCGCAGCCATGACCGCAGCCCCTATACGGGTTGGCCGCGAGCGGCGCGTATTCGCCCGCCTGGCCGGCGGGTGCGTAGATGTAAGAGCATCCCTTGATCGATGCGCCATCAGGGTTGATGGCGGGCGATTGGATTTTTTTGATTTTGATGACGTCGGTTTTCATTTAATTTTTTCCTTTCAAAATTTTGTTGAGATGCCCCGGCGCGGGCTGGCGAATAAAAATTATTTCGACACGAAACACTTTTCGCGCGCTTCTGGCGCAGGTTGTGGGCGGTCGCCATTACGCGATTTTGGTGCGGTCGAATACGGAATCCTCGACGTGCATGTTGATCGCGGCGAGTGTGGATGCGCGGCTGTACTCGGCATCGCTCACAGACTCATTGGCTGCCGCCATACTGGACATGGCGGAGAGAAACTCGCGCTCCTCCTGCGTGGCGCGTGCATCCTGCGCGGCGCGGAGAAGGCGGTTGTGATCTTGTGTGGTGAAAGTTTTCATGATGTTCCCCTGGTTAATTTTGTTTCAATCCTCAACGCCCGGCCCCGCATTCGCCACGCCGCGCCAGAACACCTCGATGTCCTCGACCAGCGCAACCTGATCCGGGTAGGTGAGGTCGCGCAGTTTGGCGATGGTGGCGGGCGCGTCGATGTCCCACTTTTCCGCGATGCCGTCGATGAGCGAATCCTCAAAATCGGCCAACACCGCGCCGTCGATCAGTTGCGCCGGCCAGAAAATCGTGTCGTTGCATACATCGCGCATCGCGTTGAGTTCCGCCTCGCTGAACCGCTGCCGGATGCGGGCGCGGCGGTTGGTTTCGGCGTAGCGGGCGCAGACTTGGCCGAGCCGTCCGCTGATGGAGTCCGCGCCCTTGAGCGCCTCGGACAGGGGAGGGTTGAGATAGATACTGGTGCGTTTGGTCATGATTGCTCCCTGGTTGATGCCCGGCTCGCGCCGGGCGGTTGGTTAAAACGTCATCGCCACTTCGCGGATCGGCGTGATGCGAGTCGCGCACAGTTTTGTCCCGTGCTCGCCGTAGTGCCCGAAATGCCTGCCGCTCGCCTCGACCTCGACCACAACAAGGCGACGGTGTTGCCGTGCGTCGCCGAAGGTTTCGTTGGCCGCTGCCGCGTTGATGGCCTCATCGATGCTTGCGTAGTAATAAAATCCGCCGCTATGATCGTCGGTGGACGCCTCGATGCGGGTTTTGCCCAACGGCCAGGCCGATTTATCCCACGCGGAAATCAATTCGCCGGACTCGTCGCGCACCACCATTTTATATCCGGTGCGGATTTTATTCGCCGGGGCGCGATAGATGGATTTGCCGAGCACAATTGCAATCGCCGCGCCGAGAACAGGCCCGGCCGCTTTGGCCGCCTTGGCCGCCAGAGCTTTGTTGGCCTCGATCACGCGCACGCCGCGCCCGTGGCGCGACACCAGAAAATATTCCTTGAGCGTGGTTTTTTGCCCGTAGCGCGTGCCCTCTACACTGCGCGCGCAAACCAAAACGGCGGACGCGGTGATATCGTAGATCTCATGGTGGCGCGCTTCGCCGATCTTGTGGCCGCGCTCCCTGCCACTGCGGCCCCATTCCATATCGTCAAACGATGCCGGGATTTTTCCGGTTTTTTGCGCCTGCGACACCAGAGCGAGTGCGGCCAGATACGCGCTGCGATCCGCCTCACTGGTGTTCGCATTTTGATGCAGAGAGCCGTAGTCGTCGCGCGCCAGGGTGGTTTGTGTGGTTTTCATTTTAATCTCCTTGTGCCTGCCGGCGTGGCCGGTGGCGGGTTCAGGTTGCTCACCCAGGTGAGTGAGTGGATGCAGTATTACATAGGTAACACCAGAAAGCAACTATTTTATGCAAATAAATAACTTGACAAAATTAAAAAATGGGGGAAGCGTGAGCCTGAATTTATCGCCGTGGTTTATCCCATCCGAGCCGCCGGTGCGCCCCGGCGTGTACCAGATCAAAAACCACGTCGGACATATCACCGAGGCATACTGGGACGGCACGCACTTCCTGCACACCGGGCTGCACATCCATGCCGGCCTGCGCATCGGCATCGCCACAATCTACCGCTGGCGCGGAGTGACGCTGCCATGAAAATGCACCACCGTGCCAAGCTCGCCGACGACCAGGTGCGCGCCATGCGCGCTGAACATTTGCCCTACGTGACCAGCTACGAAGCACTCGCGCGCAAATACGGCTGCGGCATCAGCACCGCCCGGGACATCTGCACCTACCGCACCAGGAAAAAAGTGCTTTCCATCATCCCAACCCTCTCCCGCGACGCGGGCGAGGGGGCAATCGTGAAAGGCGCAAGACCATGACGACCATCCTCGCTCTGTTCTGCAGCACCCTCGTCCTGGTATTCGCCCTCGGAATCCAGAGCCTCAATGTCAACAACGGCCACCGCGCCGCGGCCGTGTTCACCAGCTTCGTGATCGGCGCCAGCAACCTGGTACTATTCAAACTCGCCCCGGACGCCAGCCTCGCCGAAGCAGCCGCGTTCCTGCTGGGCGGTCCGATGGGAATTTATGCTGCGATGGTCGCGCACCCGTGGCTGGTGCGGGTTATCAAAAGGGTGCAGCCATGACCTGCCATACAACACATCACCACGCTTGCGATTGTCGCGAGCACAAATTCGCCGTGCTGATCAAGGCCGCGCTGGATGCAGCTTGCGAACTGGATGCCATCAAGAATATCGCGCCGATCGACGAGGAAGAACGCGAGCGAATTTCGCAAATTGTCGAGCGAATATATGCAGCTTGCGAAGAAGTTCAAGGCGAGGAAAAATGAGTCAAGGCTCGGCCCGCCACATCATGTCCGCCGCCGCGTCCCGCGCCGTGCGTCCGCGCGGGCGTCTCACCGTTTCGCAGTGGGCGGACAACCACCGCATCCTCACCAGCAAAGAGGGCAGCGAAGAAGGCCGGTGGCGCACGTCGCGCAACCCGATGCTGCGCGAGATCATGGATTGCCTTTCGCTGCACTCCCCGGTGCGCGAAATCTGGATCATGAAATCATCTCAAGTGGGTGTCACCGCCGGACCGTTCGTCAACACCATCGGCTACACCATGGAATACGCGCCGGGGCCGCTGATGGTGCTGATGCCGTCTCTGGAGGCGCGCGACAAATGGAAGGTGCAGAAACTCAACCCGCTGCTGACCGATACGCCCGCGATCCGCGACATGCTCGGCGGCCTGCGCTCGCGCGATGCGGCGAACAGCAAAGACATGATCGACTTTCCCGGCGGCACGCTGTTTCTGGCGGGCGGCAATTCGCCGAACAGCTACGCGCAATCCACCATTCGCATCCTGATGATGGATGACGTGGATCGTTTCCCCGCGCAAGTTGGCGAAGAGGGCGACCCGATCGAGCTAGCGCGCTCGCGCGTAAAGAGCATCACGCGCCACAAACTGCTGTTCGCCAGCACGCCGACCATCAAGGGCGCCAGCCATATCGAGCGCGGCTATGAGGCCAGCGACATGCGCAAGTACTTCGTCGATTGCCCGCACTGCAAAGAGCGCCAGGCGCTGAAATGGCCGAACGTCAAGGCCGATGTTTCACGTGAAACAGCCTGGTATGTCTGCGAGCACAACGGCTGCATCATCGAAGAGCACAGCAAGCCGGAGATGCTGGCGG